CTAAGATAATGGAATAAAAGATTGGGAAACTGCATTCGTGTTTTCAGAAGTTGGTAACAAGGTAAAATCAGCCTTTCCAACCGTATCTGTAATTGTATACGATAAACATAGAGTCATATCTAAAACTAGACAACAATTAAAATTTATTCTCAAAATCAAATCCATAATCTCCAAGAATAGTCAAAAATATTGTCGAATCTTTTTTTCTGCTCCTTCATCGTTTCAAATATTTCTTTACAGTGTGCTTTGTCCTCGTTTTCTTTTTTAAAGCATTCTCGAATCATCAAATTTCTTTCAGATAAACTCTTTTTAAGAGTAGGTTTTTCGCTCATTTAATAATATTTCAATATTATTAAAATACATCATTTTTCATCATTGCAAAAATTGATGGCATGGACATTGTTTTTTTTGCAGCTTCAAAATGATATCTATTATATTTTGTTGGTTTTTATTTTTTGTTTTATTGACACTTCGAGATGAATACGATCCTGGTTCGGAAAATTATAAAGAGATAAATATATTTGTTTGGATATTTGGATTTCTTGGTCCAGGGTTCACTGCTTTTATTATTCTAGTTGCTATATACTCTTGTATCTTTGATAAACCATCCAAGCGGACACCTCTATTAGATCCACACGCAGAAAATATACCAATTGCTACACGAATTATTTCGCCAGTTTAACTTAATTCCAATAGGGATAACAATTCATTTAACACGATACACTGAAAATTCCACACTCCTTTGCCATCAAAGGCCTGTTTATAATTGTCATACAATTCTGGATATTGATGTAATTCATATCTAATTCTTTTCTGCATATTGTAAATCAACTTTGCAGGACCTACATCAATTGCATAAAGTTGAATTTTGTGAATAATTTCAATAGGTAATGTATTCATATTTTCCAACAAAATATGAATTTCTTATATTCATCATTTTTGAATTTTTTCTTGTCCTTGGAAATATCGACCGTTTACTGACATTATATATTCATTGATAGGTCGTGGTATCATATTGAGTATTCCTCCAACAGTAAGCAACTCCAATCCTTGAAGATACTGTATACAAGGTGTTTTTGCTGTTGCCGCGTGTACAACTTCTCGAATTACATTGTTGACATCCCAAGAATTTTTCTCCATATATTCTGTATGATTTTTTACAAAATAATCAAGATAATCTTTGCCATATTCTTCCTGTTTGCGTGGTGACAAGCTTTCAAACAAATTGTGAATTGAATCAGTGACCGTTTCAACATTTGTCATCCCCGTTTTGTGAATCATTGGGTTAAGCGTAGAAACATGAATATTAAATGGTTTTAATTCACCACGCAATGAAGACGAAAATGCTTCTACAGCGTGTTTGGATGCAGCATAACCTGCAAAAAATTGTATACCCCAACCAAGTCCTGATGCAGATCCAATTTGCACAATACGAGCATTTCCTGTTTTGCGAGAATGCATTTTTAATAATGGTAAGCAAGCTTTTGTAAGAGCCACCACTGAGAAATAATTGGTTTCCATCACTTGGCGAAAAGACTCTAAAGAAATCCAATCGATTGGTCCATTATGAATAATTCCTGCATTATTGATGAGACAAAATAATCCATGTTCATTATGTTGCATAATTATTTCAATCACAGAAGTTATATTAGCTTCATTGTTTACATTTAATTGTATTGGAATCAAACTAGGTATATACAAACTTTCTAATTGTTGAATGCTTTCTGCGGAACGGCACCCTGCATAAACTTTCCATCCTCGCCGTGCTAACGCAATGGCAGAAGCTTTTCCAATACCATTACCACATCCAGTAATTAATATGGGTTTGTCAGGGTTAGGTTCTAACAATCGATGATTAAACCAACCGTGACCAATAGATTGAAATTCAAATATACCAGCTAGCACATCGTATATAAACAAAATAAACAAGAATAGCAAGGCTAGTGGACTACACATTATAATAATGGTCCACCAAGCATACCAAAATAAACCTTTAATGATGGGAAGGTGTAAAAAATTGTTTACGGATTGTATCATTTTTTACTCTTTTCCAAATTCACGATAAAAAAATCAATTTTTTACCAGGACAGCCAATTTTTGATTTTTGTTGTTGTTGTAGTCTGTTTGTCATATAACTGAGTACGCAGCTCTTTAATAATTTTTTCTTGGGCTTTGATTTGACCTTTTTGCTCTTCGATTACATCGGTAAGATTTACAATCGTTTCTTGATTTTCCGTAATGATATCTTGATACTTTTGAATCGCTTTTACAATACTTTCTTTTATTTCTTGTACAGTGTTTTGTAATTCAGTAGTCATGGACATTTTTATTTGGTTTATGTCGTACAATACAATTTATTATATCAATTTTCGCTTGTATACTGCGATTCCTTCAATTACTTAGTCACTCGTGATGTATTATAAAAAAATAATTTTGGCTCGGTGTATACTCAAATATTGATTCCTCAATATTTTTTATTGTTATTTACAAAGGCTCAATGATTCGATTTATGATTTTACTGTTTACATTACTACTTGTTGCAACTAAAACAGAACAAGTAACAATTAATATATCCTTGCCTTCAGAACGAAACAATACAAGTTATCAACAGCGAACACTTTGTTATATCGATACCAACACAACGCGTTGTTCAAATTGGGCAGGTACAAAAATATGGACACCGACGGAAATTTTTGTGCCAAATAATGAGGATGAACTGGCAAATTTTTTATCAGTTAATAAACAACCCTTCAAAATTGTCGGTTATGCTCATAGTTGGGCAGGATTGTACATTCCAAATAATATTTCAGAAAAAGACAAATTTGGTGTAACACTTGTTTTACATCATTTGACGGGTATTACTCAATTTCTAAGCAGCAATTATTGTTTTAGTTTGCCTTTTTTTAATATCGACAACATTACTCATGTAGAAGTAATGACAGGTACTAGTTTTGCTGATCTGCACCAAACATTAGATGAAATGGGTCTAGGATTATCTTGGCAGTCTGGAGGTATACAGGGATTAACAGTTGGTGGAGCAATCAGCGTTGGATTTCATGGATCACAAATGTCTAGTAGTTCGATTTCTTCGGTTGTCGAGAGTCTTACAGTGTATGATACAAGCGGTCAACAGCATATTTTGAACGATAACAGTAAATTAATGCAAGCAGCTCGTCTTGGATTGGGAATTTGCGGCGTCATTACACGCGCAACTCTTCCTGTTGAAGCTAAATTTTATCTTTCTCGACGACGATGGATGGAACCCAACATTCCTTTATTTTTTTCAAAGAATTTATCACCACTGAAATCAAAATATGACCGTTTCCATTACTACATTCATCCTTTTAGCAATTCTGTTTGGCCAATGTATTGGGAAGATGCGACTCAACAAGAATACATTGATGAAGCAAGACCTTGTCGTACAGCCCTTGATCAGTGGGAAGATGAGCTGGAAAAAGATTATGGCAAAGACGGTTTGCCCCTAATAATGAGGTGGGATAATTGTTGCGATATAAGTTACAAAGCATACACTCATGCCATTGATATGGAAGCTCAACCGCTGTGGAATGGTGAATGGTTTGTAAACTTAACGGACAAAGAGGAAGCGAATACAGTTTTGGAAATTTTGGATATTTTCAACAGAATTGCGTATCAATATGAATTTAATAATAAACCAGACATTGATTTATGGCTGCATATACGATACATGCGTGGTGATGATATTTTTATGCACCCTTGTTATGGATGGGAGTATTGTGCTGGATTTGAATTAGCACTCGTAGCAAATCGAATGAATGATTCTTTACCATCTGCAGAAAATTGGTATCGATATTATCATCCGTTTGAGAAGTATTTAAAGTCTAAAGCAGGACGTCCTCATTGGGCCAAGGACCATTCTCCAAATGCACAATACATTTCAAAATCAGGATTAGATATTTCAAGCTTTTTACAAGAATGCAAAGCGTTGAATATTGGAAACCTCCAAGGATATCATATTGAACTTGAAAACTGATTCTAAAAATTTTCTATTTCTAACAAGATAGAAAATGATGGTTGAAAACGATTATGATTACTTTAGTGAGGGTACTGAACCAGAAACTTTTGATGTTCCCTTTGAAGGCTTTAAAAGTCTCGACGAAGAATTAGATGATATTGAATATTATGTTTGTAATAATCCTTATCCTGACTATGAAGAAATGACTGAAAAACTTGAAAAACATTGGCAAATGCAAGGAGAATACGGAGAAGAAAATCACGAATGGTGTCAAACCATGTATTACAACATTTGGGACGATGATTGTATTTATGAAATGGGTAAAAATATTTATGAAAAAGGAGGACTGTACGCCATGATACAAAACTATCATACGCTAGTAAAATTATCTCCATTTGCCGATTCACAAAACACAATGATTCGAAGTTATTGCAGGCGAATTTCCATTATTTGGGAGGAAATCGGTGGATGGAAATTTTAATTTTTTTCCAAATATAAATGCTAAAATTTAAAAGTGTGATTTTGGAAGGATGTCCTTATAGCGAAAAGGCCGATACTTTATTACATTGTTTACAAGAAGCCGGTGCAATCGAAAGTTACGAACCTACCTATATTTCGTCGTCTGAAAAACAGTCGTTCAAGCAAAAAAATAAAAAGGATACTTTTCCGCATATTTTTTTTTCGCGCAACTTGCGATTTAAAAAAGTTGGCGGATTTGATGATTTGGTTTCATTCCTAACCAAAAATTTTGTATGAGTCAGCATTCTCGAATGTTACGAAATTTTGCTTCAATAAATTCTCTTAACTTGTTGCCATAAATACTTGTCAAATGACCCACATGATCACTACACCTTTTTAAACTTCCATCATATCCTCGAGGTGATCCCAAAGCAAATGTTTCTTTGTATCCGTTGTCAACTAACTCGTCACTTTGAATATAACGAGCATTTTGTAAATTATTTAATAATATTACTTGGACACAATCATTCGTAGGAGCAGGTACTCTCGCAATAATTGATGTAAAATATATCGTCAGTAAATTAGATTCGTCTGGTCTTGTGTTGAATAGGTTTATTGTTGGAGGCTTGTGTTTTTTCCAAAAAATATCGTTTGAAAAGGCGCAACTAAAAATTTTATAACATTGTCCTGGTGCATTATTAGGAATAACACATAATACATACATTGCAGAATAAAGTTCGATATTAAAAAATCGAAAGACCGTGTTAAAAGTCAAGTCGGCTGCATTTTTTGATAATACAGTTAATTGACCTTCGTCCATTTCTATAGCGTCTTCATCTGTAAAATCTACTCGAATTAGTCGGATAGTCAATTCATTCATTTATTCAACGATTTAATTTTTTTCAAAACAAGTACATTTACACTCAGACTCGATTGAAGCATACAAGGATTGTTTGTAAAGGTGTAAATGATATCCAAAATTAAGCAAAATAACAGAGCCTAAAATTACAAGTTCTGTAATCATTTTCTTATTTATAAAAAATTTAATATTTGTATTCAATAAATGATTGACTTTTTGCTAAATCATTTGGAATCACAACAATTCTATTATTATTTAGATATTCCATCTATAGGAGCCTTGTACAATGTTAATCGTTGTATTCAAGATTCGATTATAAATGAATTGACTAAGGATAATCGTATTCTTTGTGATTGTTGCATGTGTAATATATGCGATGGTGTTTTTATTGATTCAGTTATTGAAATGTATGCATTTTATGATGGTAAAAATATTGTATTAACTTGTCCTTGGTATTATGAAATATTACACGGTAAAGTAAAATAAAATTGATTGTATTAATTTTATTCTTGATTCGCATAAAAATGTATATTACCTGTCATCAATTACAAATTGATTCTGAATTGTATGAATTTATAGTGCAAAAAGTGCTTCCAGGAACTGGAATTTCTATTAATGATTTTTGGAAAGGATTTTCAGACATTGTACAGGAGTTTACTCCACGCAATGACTTGCTGCTGGAAGAAAGGTTCAACTTTCAAACATTACTTGATCATTGGCACAAATCGAACCCTGGTACAATCCAAAATATGGAGCAATATAAAGAATTTTTGAAAGATATTGGTTATTTATTGCCTGTACCAGAATCGGTCCAAATTACTACCGTCAATGTAGATACTGAGATTACAACTCCAGGTCCACAGCTGGTTGTTCCTCTTTTAAATGCTAGATATGCCTTGAATGCCATCAATGCGCGATTGGGTTCATTATATGATGCACTTTATGGCACAGATGCAATTGATAGTAAACCTCCCGCAAAAAATTATGATAAAATTCGAGGTACCAAAGTTGTATCTTTTGTAAAAAATCTTTTGGATGATTGGATTCCACTAGCAAAAGCATCCCATAAAAATGTAACTCGATACAAAATTTTGGATGGCAAGTTAATATGCACCCTTGAATTTTGTACCACAACTTATTTAGTTGACGATCAACAATTTGTGGGATACACTGGTGATCCTTTACAACCTAGTTCTGTTGTATTTGTGCACCACGGTATATACATTATGCTTCAGATTTGTAAAGAACAAAATATTGGAAGTTACGACAAGGCAGGTGTTTGTGATGTCATTATTGAATCTGCCTTATCGACAATTCTAGACTTGGAAGATTCAGTGAGCGCAGTTTGTGCAAAAGATAAAATTATCGGATATGAAAATTGGTTAGGTATTATGAATGGAAATTTACAAACCTCTTTTGAAAAAAATGGAGAAATGATAACTCGAAAACTGGAGCCTGATATTGAGTTAAAATCTGCATTGGGTAAATCTATAATATTGCCTGGACGTTCTTTATTATTTTTACGAATTGTTGGACATCATATGAAAAGCGCAGCAATTTTAACTCTTGACGGTAATCACATTTATGAAGGAATTATGGACACTTTTATAACAATTACGATTGCCTTGCACGATTTATTCAAATGTGGAAAGCCAGGATTAAAAAATACCAGAAAAGGTTCCATATACATTGTCAAACCAAAAATGCACGGTCCCAAAGAAGTCGCCTTTACCGTAGATTTATTTTCGGCTGTTGAATCCTTCCTACATATTCCCCCAAACACTGTAAAACTTGGTATAATGGATGAAGAACGTCGAACAAGTGTTAATCTCAAAGCTTGTATACACGAGGCCAAAGAACGTCTCGTTTTTATTAATACTGGATTTTTAGATCGCACTGGAGATGAAATCCATAGTTGCATGCAAGCAGGACCAGTATTTCCAAAATCACAGTTAAAAACCAACGCATGGATAAGCGCGTACGAACAACGAAATGTTTTGATTGGATTAGAATGCGACCTGCAAAATAAAGCTCAGATTGGAAAAGGTATGTGGGCGATGCCAAAGTCAATGCACAACATGCTTGCACAAAAAATCGAACATCCTCTATCAGGCGCCTCAACAGCATGGGTACCTTCCCCATCTGCTGCAACATTACACGCACTTCATTATCATTCTGTGGATGTAAAGAAAATCCAAAAAGAAAAAATTAAAATGAATTCACAAGATTTTCTAGATGATTTATTGACAATTCCAGTTGTGCAGCAGCCAAATTGGACATTGGAACAAATCAAATTTGAATTGGAAAATAATTGCCAAGGCATTTTAGGATATGTCGTTAAATGGGTGCAACAAGGCGTCGGATGCTCCACAGTCAATGACTTGAATAATGTCGGATTGATGGAAGATAGAGCTACGCTTCGAATTTCCAGTCAACATGTCGCGAATTGGTTATTACACGGTATAGTTTCACCAGAACAAGTAAATCACAGTCTTGAAAAAATGGCTCGCTTTGTGGATGATCAAAATTTGTGGGATAAAAATTATGTACCAATGAGTAACAATTTAGAAAATTCTCTAGCCTTTCAAGCAGCCAAGGAATTAATTTTTTCAGGTTTGGAACAACCAAATGGATATACGGAAGAAATTTTACACAAATGGAGATTAAAAAAACTTGCCTTTGAGTAAACAAAATGAGTATTCTTAACGTTGCGATAATGGCCGGTGGTCAAGGAAAGAGAATGAGGAGTAATATTCCAAAATTTCTTCATAAAATTCACAACAAGGAAATGATTGTCTATATTTTAGAAGCCTGTTTAGGCCTGCAAAATATTAATAAAATTTATATTATATTGAACCCTGTTATCATTTCACAATGTAATTTTCTTTTAGAATTATTTCCAAATAAACTTGAATTTGTCACCCAAGATATTCCAAAAGGAACTGGACATGCAGTTCAATGTTTATATCAACAGGTTAATATGCAAGAGTTCCCAGAAAACAGCCGTGTTTTAATATTAAATGCAGATATGCCTAATGTTAAAACAAGCATTCTTCAAGATTTAATATCTTTTCCTACCACCTCCATCATGGGAGCTAGATTGGACAATCCAAAAGGTTATGGTCGATTGATAATTAACGGTAATGATAACAAACTTGCGTGCATTGAAGAAGATAAGGATTGTAAAGACCCCTCCAATAATCTTTGTAATATGGGTTTGTATTGCTTTTGCATAAAGGATTTGCAACAATTTTTATTCCAATTACATGATAATAATGCATCGAATGAATTCTACTTGACACAGATTTTTGATTTCATTCCGGAAACAAAAGTATCCATTGTACAAAATGACGATATAAAGTACTTGAAGGGTGTCAATACACCCGAAGAACTGGCGGAAATCTCTGTACTAATGATCTAAGGATAACAACACCAGAATAATCTATTCCAAAATGATGGTTTCTTGTCATTGTAAAATAAATCATTGAATTCACCTTCATCTGTCTCATCATTAATTGGTTCTAATTTCATTTTATAATTATTCTAATTATAAATAACGATATCAATTTTTTTTAGACATTTAATAAATGAATCAACAGAAATGTATTCAATTCTTTGATAATACAATTGATGCAACACCTAGTAGCTATATGATTAACCCAAAAACAAATCGATATATCGAAAAATATAAGAAAACTTTTAACAACATGTATGATTCTTGTTACAAGTCCTATCACAAATGCACGCAACAAGAAAATAATATCGGATTTTTACATTATAATTCGCAATCCTGCTACAAAGATACCGTAATATTTAGTTTATTTTATCAACGAAACCAATATATTGACAAAACATTCTTGTCTAGAGATGTAACTGCTGAATCTACTCCTGCTTGTAATTTAACAAAAATACAAGCGTGCTTTAGAAATTTAGCCTTTCAAATACGATTCGAATTTCTCAACCCATCAAAAAATGGGTCAGAACATTGGAATACACACTTGACCGACATTTTTGATCCTTGTCTTAAAGATAATTGTACAAGTAATGAGTTTATAGTAGATGTCACCAATGGATTACAAAATGATCCCAGTTTTTTTATTCGAACTATTTTTGAATTATTTCCTCTCCCTAAAAGTTACCAAGGCGTAGTTAAAAGTCGTTCCTATTTATATAAATCCAAGTCAGACAAGAATCCAAAAATCAATGATATTGCAAATGATGATACATGTCCAATTTTTAATGTCGAGGCAACCGAAGCAATGAAAGAAAATCCCAATACGATGACCCATTTACAATCTTTACTTGAACAAACCGTTATTGAAAATTATAACCCTCCGTTACTTTTGAATTCACCAGTTGCAAGTTACATTACAAGAAAAACGATTACATGGATCGAAAAATTACCCAAGATATTATTTATTGTTGTTGGTCGAAGAGAATTTAATCAAAATAAAAACCTTACTTTCAAATTATTTCCAACACCAACTATAAAAAAAAAGAGTGCTGTTAGAGTTTTATTTTCAATCATATGCCGAACAAGCATGCAAGGAAGTTTGGGTCATTATATTTGCTTCTTTCGTTGTGCGGATAAATGGTTTTATTTTAATGATTTGGGTGATTCAATTGTACACATTGGAACCTTTGATCAATTATTGGCTCATCCTCAACATGCCTCCAAAATATTGAAGAATAGTGTAATGTTAATGTATTCAGTTGGTAATAAAACTGAAATGGATTATTTTAAATCTGCATAAGCTGTTGGGAAAGATTTATATACATGTGACAAAGTATTTTATGTTGAAAAATTATTTTTAATTTGTAATTAAAAATGGACAGAATTAAAACTAATGTTCAAAAATATATAAATGATTTTAAAAAAACAAAATACACCAACGAAGAAATTGTCGCCTTTATTATGAAACCGCGATAGATCCATCTCGCTCTAAACCTAATTGATGTTTATAAAAAGAAGAAACAAACAAAATTTGAGTTTCCATAAACTTGCTCAGCTTGCATCTTTCAATATTTCCGTCATGTTTAGAATAATAAATCCACTCAATTTTATAACCTTTTTTGGGGGCTTCGTTAATCATTTGCTGTATACAATGTACACAAGGTTTTGAATTTCCAAGCTTTCCATTTCTTGTTGTTTTAATCACACAAATATGTATAGGTTGTAATTTTTTGAAACCACGAATTAGTGGCAATCTTTGAATCGCATCTGCTTCCGCATGTATAGTTCTGTTATAAGGCTGATTAAGTTGCATATTCATTCCATAAGTCATTATATCGCAGCCTCGTTTTGGATTTCCACGAAAAATAACTGCAGCATGGCAATATACATTTTTAATCTTTTTTCGGCTCGACTTCCAAAGATCATTATTATTATATATGCGCTTTTTCGCCATCGAATTAGCCAGGTTTTCTAAATCTGATACAATCATATTAAAATTTTCTACTAATTAATTTACTTTCTTCAATTTTCAAAGACAAATTTTTTATTTTTTGTAAGGATATAATTTAACCACTCGTTCGTCATTTCTATAATCAACAATAACTGTACCGCCAGCGTATTTTTTAAATATTCCGCCCGCGGAAAGAATATTTGATTTTAAAATCAATCCATCAGTTTTGTCCTTTCTTTGACTTTTATTATTGTAATATGAAATCCAACTAAAAGATCCTATTGTCGATTTTTTTAATAAATTAGAAATTCCAATATTATACACTTCAAACGAACAATCTTCATACGAATTACCAATAATTGTTAGTCCACCCATTTCTTCCTTATGATTTAGCCATTTAACTGGACCATTACTTTTGGATGAATTATTTCCTGAACAATTTTTTTGAACTGCATAATTAGTACATAATTTAGAAAATTTATATTCAAAAGTTAAAACCGGTGGTTGGTGAAAATATAATATGCTGAGAATAGATATATAGATAATAACGAGTAATATTAATATAAAATTAATAATCTGAAAGTACATTTTATTTATTAAAATAAAAAAAATTCCTTAATTTTCTAGACATTTATATTCTTTATTTGCGTCTCTAAACTCTACCAAAAAACTACCGCCATTATTAACAATATCTTTCCAATTCAAACCTACCAAGTAATAAAAAATGGGGTAAAAACTAGTTGTTTGATTATAGACTAAATTTGGTGTAAAATAGTTTTGAACAATATAATCATTCGAGAGTGGCATCTCAATCAAGTAATCAAATTCAACAAAATTTAGTTGCAAGTATTTTGTCTTGAGTTCCAAGTTTTCAACAATCTTCCAAGAACTTTCAATGGGAAGTCCAGCGCTTAATTTTATACTTCCATTCGCAAGAGGAGTATATACATATAAATCTTTGGTCGTGGAAACACACTCAGGTTCGTGTAATAAAGGTGGAAAATATTGTATTATAATGGTTTCAATCGTTGGTTGTTTGTATTTAGCAGCAGCCAAGGTTGCTATAAGACTTGTATTTCCATAGTTTTGGTTACCTAAAAGAAATGTATTATATCCGGTAATTTGCATTATTCTATTACTAAAATTTTTTATTTTTTGCCAAAATAATTAACAATACATTGTCAAGTGAGACAAATTATTTGCTACAGTATCCTTGAGCAGAATATCAATGATTTGCTCTGTAATTTTGACAGGATACTGTAGTGGAAAGTATTTGCTTGGAAGCAAAAACGAACACTTGATAGTCTGTTGATTAGTCACTAAAAAACTAATCTTTGCCAGCAAGTCTTTCAAATGTTTCTCCATAGTTCGAATACCTTTTTCATTTGGAGACACCTTTCGGATAAAGTACGCTGCTACAGCATCATCAATTAAAATGTTGTTCGTATCAATAACTAGATTCTTCAAATGCTTGGGCAGCAAGTAATCCACCAAAATACGAACTTTTTCTAATTCCTTGTATCCATCTACTTTTATACAAAAAATGCGGTCCTTGAGAGCTTCATCCTCAGGAAGCGCATTCATAGAATAGATGAACCACAGACTCGACAGGTCGATTTTCAAATCGTGTAAATAATTATCCCTAAAAGTGTTATTTTGTGTAAAATCAGTAATATGAAGCAAACACGCAGTAACATCCTTGTTCTGTGAAATTTTTTCATATTCATCAAAAAACAAGATACCATTTTTATATTGCATTCGTGTCAGACATCGAACAATTTCTCCAGGTC